CTTGTGACCGTTTAGGTTAATGATGCGAGTTTGCCGATTGCCGCCCACGCCGTACCGTCGCTCTTGTAAAGCGTGTACTGCGTGTAATCTCCGGCAGTCTCGCCTATAAACAAGACTACCCAGCCGTTGTTTGCCGTAGCCGCCGCTGGTATGGTAGCCAGCACACGGACAGGGGCAACCGCTTCAAGCGCAGTTACTCGTCCGGCAAGCGTATTGTCTGCCGCTTTGTACGCGGTATCAAGCAGAGCGTCAGCCGCTTTGTACGCGGTATCAAGCAGAGCGTCAGCCGCTTTAAGGGTTTTTATTTCCTCGTGGAGCGCACCTGTTGCCATTCGTCAGCCCTCCTTTACGGGAGGATGTCGCAAGCAACATCAACGTCAGCGGTAGCAGTGCCTATGATGTACCCGGCGTTGTCGCCAGTCATCTGTAAATACTTTCCGCTTTCTACGGTGACAGCATACGTCTCACTCGCGGGTATGCTGAAAGACAGGTCGCCAACGGCAGACGGAGCAAACGTGCCGCCTTTTATGACAACGGTTTCAGCGTTCGAGGAGTCGCTGTTGACAAAAGTGAGGCGAACCTTCTGGTCGGCGGCAGCGGGCTTGACGCGCCATCCGAGGTCAGCGTCACTTGCCGCCGGAGTGCAAACTTTCGCGGGGGTGTTTAACACCTGTTTAACCGGGGTTACAGTCGTAATTGCCATGTTGTATCAATCCTTTCTGTTGTGTTGTGCTGTTTACTCTTGCGCCTTGTGCGCCTTGATGACGTACAGCTCGTCCTGACGAACGACTTTCGCGCCGTAGGTGTCAAGAACCTTGACCGCGTCGGAGAACTGCAAATCGGGGCGGTAGGCTTCGGTCTTGGAAATGCCAGCCGCGAATGCCACAGCGTCCTTAGTGCGGAGAAGCATGTAATCGTCCGTGCCGTCGTTGTAGAGGTTGTTGGAAATCTTGACGGTCGCGCCGTTGTACATGCCGATAATGCCTTTGCGGATAAGTTCCATGTTGTCCGTACCGTAATTGACGATGTAGTCCTTCAAGTAGTTGTAGAACCACGGCGTAATAGTGAGGACTGTCGGGGTGCTGATTTTAACGCCGTTAGTTCTAAGCGTTACCAGACCATTGTCAACAAGTGTCTTTGCGCCTGCCGCGTCGGATACTGCGGTAGATGTACTCGCCGTGCCGCCCAGCGCGGCAATCTGCGCTATGTAAGCGTCGCGGGTGGCGGCCAGCTCCTCGGCCGAGCCCTTCATATAAGCCTGCATCAGTCCGTCGACAGCCTGCGCCTCGTCTATGTCGTCAACAAGGAAATGCGTGTACTTGAACTGGTCGATGTTCATGTAGACGGAGGTATCGGCAGGAGTTTCAGCGGCGGCAATGTTCGAGCCGGGTATATATGTCCCAACTTTCGGTCTGCCAGCGCCTATGATTTTTACCTGCTTGCCAACACCTATTTCGCCCTGAAATTTAGTGTTGCAGTCCTCTTCCATGACGCATATTTTGCTTGTTTCGAGTTGAATGTATTTGCTCCAAATAGTTTTCTTGAAGTTTTCAAATGCCATAGGAAATCATCCTTTCGTTTACTTGTGTTTTAGTCGGGTAAGCGACTTAATCGCTTTCGCCAGTATTTTGGGGTCATCGAGTAGTTTCGGGTTTTTGTCGAGCCGTGCCAGCTCGTCAGCAGAGTAATACTCGCTTTCGGGCGTGGACTGATCGCCGACAGCACCCATAGCGGGCGGTTCGGGTTTATGTTCGGGTTCAGCCACATCACGCGCGGCGCGTACCATTTTGTACGCCGTTATCGGGTCGCCCTTTTTCACGCGCAACATTCTGAAATCCTCGCCTAAGTCGTCAACCGTTTCCGCTGTTTCGTCGGGGAATGCCGCCTTAATCGCCGCGAGGTCTTGAGCATACAAAAGCTCCGCAAACCTTGTGCGGAGTTCGTCGCGCTCTTTGGTGACGGCGACATATTCAGGGTCTTGCTTCACGCGCTCTTTTGCTTTCTGCGTTTCAATCGCGTCGCGGGCGCGTAGCTCGTCCACGCTGATGTTAAGCGCTTTCGCCACAAGCGCGTCTACTTTGTCGGTGATGGATTCGCCGGTTGCGCCGAAATGCTTTGTAAGTGCGCAGTCAACCTTTTCCCTTTCGCGCCGTGCTTCGTCAAGCTGACGCTGAAGCTCTTGGGTTTTGCGCCTCATCTCTGCAAATGCGGCGTTGTCGGCTTTGGTCTGTTTGGGCTTGTCCGCTTCTTTCGCTCCCTGTTTTGCCGCCGTCGCGGGTTCAGCAGGTTTCACGGTTTCTGCGGCTTTTGGTTCGGACGCAACGCCCACGCCCGCTTTCGGGTCTACGACTCCCGAAGCCCCCGCGCTATCGGGGGTTTTGGTCGTCGGGTCTACGGCTCCCGACTGCACACCGTTGAGTGTGTTTAAGTTTCCCATTTAGGTTAATTCTCCTTGTTTGTTATTTCACATCCCCATTGAGGGGTTGCGTACTGTGGATTTTGCCGCCGCGCCTTGCGGGGTCATTGCTGACGGCGCAGGGACATTCTGCGGTAGAGGCACGGACGCAGGCATACCACCAACAGGCGGCACTGTTCCCATGCCGTTTTCAGGCGCGACTTGGAGCTTGCGCTTTTTGAGGATTTTCTCAAATGCGGCTTTCGGCGCTGTTGAGTCAGGGCTCATTGCGTCAACCGCTTCTTCAAACGTGATGTAGCCAGCCGCGAGCGCATTATCCAAAGCCTGCTGTTGTGCAAGTTTGGAGAACGGGTTCGCCTGCGCCGCGTCAATTCTGACTTTTAACCTCGCGTCGGCAAGTCCGCTAATCGTGTCAACGCGTATCAAGCCACCTTCGCCCTGTGACTCAACTTCAAGCCCGTTCGGGTAATACGCGTTCGCCATAGCTAAGTAAATTTCAGCGATTTGCTCAACGAATTCCTCATCCGCGGAAAAGTGTTCGTTAAGCGGTATCTCCGACTGCCCTTTAAGCGCGATAATCGCGGCGGCGCTTGTACGTTCGGGGTCAATGTTGCCTAACGCCGCGTCACCCGCACCCGCAAGCTCACGCGATTTTGTGAGCAGTTCAAGTTGCAAAAGCCCCGCCTCCTGTGACATTGGGGCGGGGTTGATGTAAGCAAATGCATTTTTAACGTCCTGCACGTTGCCAGTCTTGATTTTGATAGGCGCGCCGACTGCGGTAACGTCCGTGGGGTTCTCTATCTGATTTTCAGCGTAGACAGGTTTCGCGAAAGCGTTTTGCTGTGCCGACTTCAAACGCCAGTACAGTAGTTTGTTTTCCTGTATCTGATTGTTTATAAGCGGGACTACTTCGCA